CTTCAAATAGATTTCCAAAATGGACAATCTGGGAAAATGTCCCAGGTGCCCTCAGTAGTAATAAAGGAAATGACTTCGCAAGAGTCATTGACGAAATGGCAAACATCGGGGCATTGGCAATTGAATGGCACATCTTGGATGCACAATGGTTCGGAGTCGCCCAGCGCAGAAGAAGGGTCTTTGTGCTTGCTTGCTACGATCCTGCAACCACTGCAAGATGTGGACAAGAAATACTACCTGTCCCCCAAGACAGCAAGGGGGATATTAAACAGGGCAGGAAAAAAAGGAAACGAACTGCCACAAAAATTAAAGAAGGCACTGATGGCGCTGTCCTCTACGGTCAATCAGGACACGCCAGATGGGCAGAGGGCGGAGTAACCCTTAACGCTACTGATTATAAAAGACCAGAGCGAAATGTTGTAGCGGAACCTTTTGTAAAAGTTAGACGCGCGCAAAATACAGAAGATTTTGAAACATGGTCTGAGGGGGGCGTGTCTCCAACCCTTAATGCATTTGATAATGGTGGAGAAAGCAGAGCAACTGTACTCGTTTTTCAACCTGGAGTTATGACTCGTCAAGGCGGTGGGGTGTCCGAAAATGTAGTGCCAACCCTTAGGGCAGAGCATCACAATGGTGATAATTTCCCACATATTGCAGTAGAGCCAATTTCTTTTCATTCAAAGCAAGACCCTATTTCATCTGAAAATATTTCTCAAACGCTGTATGGGCAGAATGGAATTGCCGTTGCTGTGCCGCCAATTATTGTTGATGGCACAAGAACAAACGATATTCGTATTTATGACGATCAAATTGCTCCTACCCTTAAGCACAGAATGGGAACTGGCGGGGGTCAAGTACCATTAGTTGGTATAGAGCAATCCGTATTGGCTTACGATGGTTATAATAATGCTGTTTCTGAGAATATCTATAGAACGCTCAGGATTGGTATTGATTCCGCAGACCATATTGCAATTCCAATTCAAGGCACAATTATTGGAAGATCGGACACAGCCGGTCCACAAGGTAAGGGGTTTGGTGATGAAAACGATCCATCTTATACGCTAGATACAATATCTCAGCATGGCGTGATGACATCAGATCTTATTTTAAGAAGATTAACTCCGTTAGAATGCGAAAGATTGATGGGCTTTCCCGATAATCATACTAAATATACCGATCAAGATGAAATTATTGCAGATACAAATAGATACAAGATGTGTGGCAATGCAGTAGCATCACCAGTTGCTAAATGGATTGGAGAAAAAATTAAAAATGTTTAAACGGAGATACTGTTTTTTTTGTGATAAACTATCTTATTGGAGAGCTTTTGGTGCTAGTTATAATTGGGATGATGGATATTATTTTGGTATTTATATTTATAAATATTTTATTGGAATTCACAAACTATGTAACCGGCACAATCACCATCACGGCATTGTGCGCAAAAACTGGAATTTTTATAAAGAAGCAATTGTTAAGACAGAAGATTTAAAAAAGGATTTGTAATGGCAGATATTATTGTAAATAAAGACATCATTACTGCGATGATGGGAGACAAGGCAGATGAATTTTTAGAGTGCTTGCGTATTGTTGAAGATATTGTACAAAATCCAGAACATTATGTTGGTATGCAAGCAATTAAAGCAGCAAATCTATTGGCAGGTTATAGGACATTAATGATTGTAAAATCGCAAATTTTTAAGCGCAAATCTGCTGTTATGAATGATCAAGATAAGTTTGTAAACGATATTTGGAAAACTATGTATGAGGCATTAACTGAAAATATAAACGCTTTAAAACTAGCCGCGAAGGGGGCTATGCAATGAAATCTTTAAAAAAACTAAGGCAACCAGTTGTAAAAGAACCAGTTGTAGAAAAGTTAACGATTAATGAATTAGAAAATACTTTAAACAAATCAATTGATGATAGTTTATTAAAAAGAAATCAAGTAGAGTTTAAAAAAGTCAACGGGTTTCATCCAAGTTATACCAATCAATGCTCTCGTTATTGGTATTATATGTTTGAAGGGGTTTCAATTACTCCCGATTTTCAAGCTCAAACTCTTAGAATTTTTGACAATGGACATGCGGTTCATACAAGGTTTTATAATTATTTTAAAGAAATGGGAATTTTGGTCGCAGAAGAAATTCCTATAACTTATGTATCGCCCCCAATTGAAGGAACTGCTGATGGAATTATTAATTGGCATGGAGATAAATTAATTGAATTAAAATCAATAAGCTCAGAAGGTTTTCACTATAGAAAGCTTTACAAGAAGCCAAAAGACGAACATCATCGTCAGGCTCAAATATACATGCAATGTCTTAATTTAGATGGCGGTTTTGTAATTTATGAATGTAAAAATAATCAAGAAATTTTACCAATTTATATAGAAAAAGATCAAGATTTTATAGATAAATTATTTAATAAATATATAGAAATTTATGGGAACTACCTTAAAGGCAGTATCCCCAACAGACCTTACAAAAGAACATCTAAAAATTGTTCTTCTTGTAATTTGTCTGCATTGTGTTGGAGAGAAGGTGTTGAACAATGATAAACAAAAAAGACAAGTATGCAAAAATTTAGATTGTAAAAAAAAATTTATCCCTAAATCTTATAATAGCATATATTGTTCTGCTGCATGCAGAAAAGTGGTTACTAATAAAAAATTATTAGAAAAATATTACGAAAAAAAACGTAATAAAAATAAAGTAAGAGTTTGCAAAACAAAGGCATGTACAACAATATTGTCTAGATATAACAAAGAAGATATATGCGAAAAATGCAAACAAGAAAGATATATACAAAGATTGGTTGATTGGGGTTGGGATGAAAAAAAACTTAGAGATGAAATGAAATGAATTTAAAAAATATTGTTAGCCAAGATAAAATTATTTTATCAATAGATCCATCTTCTCATTCTCTTGGCTGGGCAATAATTGAATCTACAAACAATAGCAACTTTGGATTAAAAACCACAGCCTATAACAAATGTAAATTAATTGATTGTGGTAAAATAAAATTTACAAAAAATAGCGATATTGCTATAAAATTTAACGAAATCAATGATGGGATTAAAACAATTTGTAAAAAACACCACCCTTCTGTTTGTGTCATTGAGCAATCTGTATATATTCAAAATTTTCAAACAAGCCGGATCATTTCATACATTATTGGCTATACATGGGGCGTAGTGCAAAATTATTGTTTTAAAGTTTTGGATATTAATCCAATAATTTGGAAAAGAAATATTGGATACGAAAATCTTTCTAAACAGGATAAATTAATTTTTGATACAGAAATTAAGAGAAAAAAAGAAAGAAAAGATAGGGTACGAAACATTATTGTAAAATATTTTAAAGTTCCTAAAAATAATTTAGAAGATGATGATATTGTTGACGCAATCGGTATTGGATTATGGTACCATTTAATAGGATTGGAAAATGGCCCTAGAACCCTATAAAGACAAAAGTTGGCTGTATGAGCATTATGTTAAAAAACGCATGAACTTAACTGATATAGTTAAACTTTTAAAACAAACTTATAATATAGAAATTAGCCCTCAAGGGTTATATAACTGGTGCGATAAATACGATTTGCTTAAGTTTAGGGGCAAGGGTCGCAATTTAGCATCCACATCAAAAAAGCCAAAGTCTTCAATGCAACAAAAAGCAGAGCAGATGAAAAGAGATAGAAGGAAAATGATACAGTTGAAAAAGAAGAATTTAGGGCTGTAAATGCAAAGACAAGTTGCTTTAGGTGATTTAGGAATTTTTGCTGAACTTGATATGGTTTATAACAGCGCAAGGCTAATAGAAGCGAGTCAAAATAAAACAAAATACAAATGCCTCGGGGCCGGTCATTGCTGCACTATTGGTTTAACAATACACATGACAGAATGTGCCAACATTGCTTATAACATTACTAAACAATTCTATTTACATTTAGAAGATAAAGGTAAGGAATATGCTGATGAATGGTACAATTCTGTTATTTCTTTATTAAAAGAAGCAATGAATGATCCAACATGGGAGTTTGGTGGTAAAACAGAGAGAAAATGTGCTTTTTATAAAAATGGGTGCACAATTTATTCGTACAGACCAATGGTTTGCAGAAGTTACGGTGCTTTTGTTGGAGTAGATGACGTTTGCCCAAGAGAAAGAAATATTTATGGCAATGTTGATTTCTTTTCCGGAACGCCGGTTGTAAAAATGATTACAGATTTCCAATCTATTTTAAGCAAGTTTGGTCAAAACAAAGATCCTAATTACGATGTAGTTGTATATATGCCATTAGGGGTCCTTAGCTATCTTTTATCTAAAGAAGAAATGGAGGAACTGGCTAAAAACACAGATGACAAAATGTGGAAGGCTGTTGAAGGGTGGTTTAATTATCGCGTTGAATATACAAAAATTCATGGGCTACCAATGCCAAGATTAAGAGAGGCGGCTGACGCAGCCAATAAAAAGATAGCTTTTTCTGTTGAAGAGTAGAGTTCAAATTCGTTTAATTATACTCGTCATGTGATAAAATATACTGAGGGATATTACATTTGATGATGTCAGATTTAGAGCAAGTAAAGAAAAAAAGTTTAATTAACAAAATTCAAGATGTGGAAAAAGTTGGTGTTTTGCATGTAAAAGGCTATTCGACCAGGGAAATTGCATCTTTAATGTCTCTTACTGCTAATGAAGTAAAAGATTATATACAAGAATATAGATTGATTTTAAATCAAATGATTGATGAAGACCCATATTTTTTAGAAAAGGTTCAATATAATACAATAAAGGCTTTGACTGAATTTGATGAATTAAGCAAAGAAGCGTGGGAGACAATTAATATTGCAACCGACAATGGCATGGTTGCAGCCCGGATCCAAGCAATTAAATTGGCTGGAGAGATTGCTACAAAAAAAGCTCAACTTCATAAATTGCTGGGTGGGAATCAAACCGATGGAGAATACATCGCCAGAATGCAGAAAGCAGAAAATGTCAATCAAATTTTATCAAAAATATTAAGAGATGTAATTTCAAAACATCCGGCAATTGCTGAAGAAGTTAGAAAAGAATTAGAAATTGCATTTGAAATTATGACAGGCAGGCAAATGGATGTTGTTCAAGAGGGCTCGTAATTTGAAAACTATTTTTTTGACACTTAAGGTCAAAATTGGCCAGAATTTGAGACCGCATTATTGCGATGACTGGCGTAAAATTGGTCAGAATTTGAGACCGTGTTATTGTGATGACTGTCGTAAAATTGGCCAGAATTTGAGAACGGTATTTTTGCTATGACGGGGGGAATTTAAACAATGTCTGATTTTGTTGGTATCAACCTTGAATTTAATGATTTTGATAGATTGTTGAGACAAGATGAACTTATAGAAAACCCTGTAGATATTCCTACTTTTGTTGAAAAGAAACATTATTTAGGCTTACCTCCTCTCTCCGATATTCAGCTTGAAATAGTAAAGCATAGCACCCAAATCTTCAAAAAAACAACCTTACAAAAAATTTTTGGTGAAAAAGAAGGCGCAGAT